AACTCCATCTTGTAAGACATATGATTTAAGTTCTTCATCTGTGGGAGGCGTAACTTCTGGCACTTCAACCGGGACTACAGGTTCAGGAACGGGAGGAGGTGGTGCTACAGGCGGGGTAATAGTTTCAGGAATCGGTTCAACTACTGGTTCAGGAGGAACTTCGGGTGCTGGTTCACTAGGTACTTCTTCAACAGGAGGTACTATTGGTTCTTCTTCCTTTCCTGGTTCAACAACAATAGGTTCATCAATACTAGGTGGGGTTTCTTCCAATACTTCATCAATATCTTTCTTAATATCTTCTTTAGATTTCTTATTTGTTACGGCGGGCATTCTTTTGGTCTTTCTTACTGACATAGATAGGAGGGGTCTTGTCTAAGATAATATGATCCGTTTGAGCATTGGTTATTTGTAGTATCTCGGCATCACGCTTAGCAATTACATCCTTGAATATCCTTAACTGTTCGTCATTTAGATAGGGTCTACGTGCATGGATAAACTCAATCTCATCTTTAGATAGGTCTTGGGGATTCTTTACAACTATCTTGTCGAATATCGCCTTTGCCTCGGGATTCATTAACGATAATTATAAAGTAAAATTACTATTCTGTCAAATCGTGCCTAGAACTAGAAAGCCCTCGGTGTTATTTAGACAAGCGAGGGCTTCTAGGTAACATGAGTTTGGAGTCTATGCTTTCTTTCCTTTTGCTGCCATCGCTTGAAATTTAGCCTTGCCGTATTTCTTTCTGCCAATTACTGCTGCTATTGCCGCACCCTTCTTACCACCACCTGCTTTAGCTGCCACCTGGGCGAATCTTCCACCCCCACCGAGTTTATTGGATTTACCCTTAAACTTCCCAGTAGTCTTAATAACTTTCTTTTTATTCTTCTTAAATCCCGCTTTCATTGTTTTACCATCCATTCCTGCTTTAACTGTGAACATTATGCCTCACCCCCAGACTTTTTAACCTTAGTATATTGACTTAACATTTCCTTTGCCCTTTCCGGTCTCTCAAACAAACTCTCAAATAATATGTAGTTCTTTAATCTTGCCTTTAAGAACTTATCCTCATCTTTGTTTAGTTTCTCGGTTGCAAGTGCAAACTCTACTGACACCCGCATCTGTTTAATATGCGACTTAAAGTCATCCAAAGTAACCTTACTCTTTTCAGCAAGTTCAAGTAACTTAAAGTAACTCTCTTTTTCATCTGGTCTAAGGTCATCAAAGTCTTTTATTCCCAGTGATTCTAGGTATTTCTGTATATCGTCAATCATATTACATTGCTATCCCCGGCACGGGTGGTTGTGCAGGTTGTACAGGCACGTTAGGATTTTGTGATCCCGTATTTGAACCACTTGTAGCCGGGGTTGCCAAAGGATTAACGGGAGCATTCATCATCGCTTGTGTTTGCATCTCGTCCTCTTTTAGTATCTCGGCCATTTCACCTGCGGGTATATCAGCCAACTCTAGTGACTTCTTCTTGATAACCTTGTTAAGTGAATTATTCATGGGCATCAAACTCTTACTGAATTGAAGTTTTTGTAATGCATCTAAATTAGCAGTCTGTACGTCTTCTTTCATCTTACACTCAACTCCATAGCCATTCTTAGCAAACCACATGGCGGGAGTAATAATCTTGGTGTAGTTCTTGTCGGTCAATCGGCCTTTTTTATTGATAGTAATGGGTTCTATCATGTCTCCCGCAGCCTCTAACATTTTAACGAATTTAAGTCCGAAGTCCTCCCAAGCGGCATTGTAATACTTAGACATAGCTTTGACTCTCTGTTGGGCGTTATTTAGATTGAGTTGTATCTCACCCAAGGTTATAGGAGTAGCGGTGGGTACACCCTGTTGTGTGTTGGTTGCGGCACTAGCTTTCTCAGCTAAACTCATAACAAACTCCATCTCTTTCATAGTATCTGCAAGATCTGGGACTGGGACATTCATTATCTGATCTCCGAGTTTACCGCTAGCACCAGCAGGAATTGGATACCAACCCCAAGGAATAGGCTCAAATGTTTGAGGTGTAAAACCTTCCTCGCCCAGTGAAGAATTAAAGAAGTTCATACCAAATGACTTTAGGGTTCTATTCTCTATAAGTTGGCTAAACCAAGCATTTAAGACCTTATTAAGCGTCCTAATCGAGTCAACTACTCCATCACTCCAGAAGTCGGTTCTTTCAGTCTCATCCGCCCAGGTGTTAATAGGATAGTGGTTATACCAATAGTCATCCTTGGTTTCGCCTATACAGTCTTCTAAGAGTTCATCATAGAGTACAACCATGTCTTCGGCTGTTACTATGTATCTAATCTTGTCGCACTTATCCGCTTCGTCCCATTCCTTAACCCAGAACTCATTTAATTCAACATATGTTTCGGCCAGAACGGGTGCAAAGGTATCTATCACTCCAAGTGCAGCATTCCTCCTCTGTTTCTCTACCCAATCCAGTTGGTTCTCAGTGGCTCTAACAAGCCCTGCGGTACTTCCCAGGAACTTCTCTAACTTCTTAACCTCTTTATTATCATACTTGGGGTCTTGCCTTAGTGAGGATAGGGGCTTATAGATATGCTCTCTGATAACATAGCGTGCCGTATCAATGTCGGTGGGGTCTACATATCTATCTACAAGTACGTCCCCAGGATCAACTATCTCCCAGAAGAATTGTCCGTCTACTATATTCATGAACTTAAACGTCCTACCGAAGTACATCTCTTGTCTCTTGTCTACTATATCTTTGAGGACTAATTTATTAGCTATTGAGTTGGCGTGCCAGTATTCATTGTAAAACACTTCAGCTTGATCATCGTTATCGTGGTTTCTAAAGTAAAGTATAGGTGGTTCATCTATATCCTTTAATAACGATTTAACTGTCGATTTGATTAAAGGAATGTCTACTGATTGGCGTTGAGTTAATCTATTTATCTGCACCTTGTCCCGTCCCAATGTGTAGTTATCTGTCCAATCGGGTTGCCTTCTACGTCTAAACAAAAAGGCTTCATGCTTTTCAGCTCTTAATTTCTCCATTAACGCACTGGGGATTATTTGTCCTTCTGAGGGGTTAGATGTTGGTGCAACGTCAGGGTTCATTAAATTAAATTATACACTTCTAAATATATCCCAAAAGTTTTAACTTACCATAAATTAAGTCTTTTAATGGCCCGGTAATACTTTCAGGAAAATCATCAGGGCCAATCATAAAGTCAAAGTCTATCTTTTCCTGATACTGTATAGGTATGGACTCACTCATTATTAACTCGGCCAGTAATATCTTGTCCGCCCACTTACATAACATCTCAATGGTTTCAGGGGTGTTGTATTTTAATCCACAGGCTAAGGCTTCATGTTTACCCGAACCTTGTAATACATATCTGGTAAACACACTTCGTTTGTTACCGCATCTGCATACACAAAGAATTCTCATGATTAAATTATACCAATCTCAGGATAAATCGGTTTGACTCCCCCATAACTTGTAGGCATTTCAAACTTCTTCTTAACTACAAAACTTACAGCAAAGTATCTTAACGCTGCACATAAGTCAGAATGTCCATGCGGATCTAAGGACTCATCTAACACTGGCGTAGTAATACCTTCAGCCGTCTGTCTCCACATCAATCTTTCTATTTCACTTACTAACATCATATTTTCAGGAGTGTTAAGAACGAACATCTTTGGTGCATTACTGATTACGGTACCGTCTGGAAGCCTTACATCGTGTCCTGGTAGGGGTTTAAGGCGCTGGTTGATTACCTCAATACCGTATTCAACCCAACCCCTAGCACCTTGGCCTATTTCTTTATTAGCGGGTTGAATAGTAATCCCATACTTCTTGAATTCTGTTTCCCACTGATCCCCGGAAGGATCGCCAAAGTTAGGAATGAAAGGAAAGCCATAGTCTTGACCTTGAATGGCTAGAGCGTGGTCTTGAATCGTCTGAGCTTTATCCTTGTAGCACCTCTCAACAAACCAGTTATCTTCTAAGTCAATAGCTATTCTAACTGACGCAGTTGGATCATTACTACCGTAATCAAACCCTCTACCCCTTGGCCACATATGCGGTACTTCAAAGGGTTCTATTAAATGAATAGTTCTATCCCACATCTTAATGGCTAACCCGGTAGCTCTTGTAAAGTCTGCTTCATATTCTTGTGCAAAGTAATCCGGGGTGTTTTCTTGTCTTGCCATTTCAACTCTCTCTTTTGGTAAGTAAGGATTATCCAAACTAACAAACTTCCAAGACTTCCACACACTTCCGGGTGTTTGGCCTTTGTCATACATCTCCTTAAAATGATTAAAACCTGTAGGAGTAGAGATAAACAAAGCCTTACCTTGTCTAAACGCTAAGGTTGGTTCGAGTATTGCTTGCCATGAATAATCCCAATTACGCATTTGGGCTACTTCATCCATAACTAATAAATCAAACTGTTGTCCTCTTGCAGTTTCTACATTCTCAAATCCCCTTAATGTAATCCGGCTCTCACCACCATCAATGGTTTTAATAAATAACTCTAACCTACTTTCATTGGGTTCTTTACTCCATGCAGCCCTTGAAGCGTCTTTAAGCATTCTCCATGCAATGTTACGGGCTTGGTCGTATGTTGTAGCAAAGTAAGCAACCTCTTTACCTCCTTTAGAATAAGCACACGCAATCATCTCATATACAGCGAGTGTTGTCTTGCCCCATTGTCTACCGCAATTAACTACCCGGTAATCGTGATTATCACTCGCAACAATAGCTTGTGTAGGATGGAACTCCATTATTTACTTTCTATTTTATATTTATCTATAAGTTGACTCGGCATAACTAATATCTTGGCTTCATTTATCATTACATTTGCCGGAGCTTCCTTGTAAGTAGGATTGTTATATTTCAACCAGTAAATTAGTGCGGTTGTATCTTTCTCAACAGCTCTTGCTATTAAGACCTGTTCCATATCATCACACATTCTCATCTTAGCGTCATAGATTGCTTTCCGAAATAGTTCATCCTTGTCTAACCAATCATAATAAGTTTGCCTAGAAATCATTACAGCATCACAACTCATAGAAATATTTCCTCTTACTTCATCCCTTCTGTAGAACTCTACAAACCTATCTTTTTTTATATTGTCAAATTTGTCTATTTTGACTGTAGGCGTGGATATTAAAGATTTGGTCGAAGTTGGGGCATTTTGTGGCATTGTAGTGCGATTTAAGGCCTCTCTAAATTAAAAGGTGACCTTACTATCGTCTTATTATACCCGCTAATTATTATGAAGTAAAATCGTCATCTTGATCTCTTTCAAAGTGTTAATCTTGTCTTTCTCGGACATGGCTTCAAATGTTGTTAACACGATATTCTCAAACCTTTTGCCCGGAATAATCATATGGCTATACTTTTTCAATACTTTGAGTGTTTTGATATTCAAATCTTTTTGTACCACTTACCCAATTTCCATATTACAGTTCCTGTATCAGCATCTTTAGGCAACACTCCAGCCTTTATAAGCGCTTTCTTCCCTGCGTGTTCTTCCATAAAGTTTAACTGTTGCGCCGTTAAAACAAATCTATCAATTCCGGTATCACAATACAAGAATTGGTCTTCCGGCCAATCCTTAGGAATGTTACTTCCTTCTTTAGATGGAATTATTCTACTCGAAAAACTCAATGATCGTCTTTTCATCCTTTTTCAAAAATCTCATCCTCCAGTAAACCAGTATATTTTCTTCGTACCACATTCCCATATCTCAATGGGCTTTTAGTCATCAGTTTCTCCTTACAGGAAGCACAATACTTACCAGAGAAACTACCATTACCACACTTTATACATTTAGTTTTAGTCATTCAGCGTTCGGGCTAGCATCTTGGATAGTCCGAACTCTCAATTACTTAACTTTAGCTAGTTTCTCTAATAATCTTTGTTGTTGGTATTCTTTAGAACCTTTTGCTAGTAAATATCCTATTACTGCAAATATACCGAATACTACACCTAATGCGGCGGCAATCAATTTATCTTTGCCTTTCTTAATAGCAATAGCGTAACAAATAAGTCCACAAGCTAACCAAACTACTATTGTTCCTAAATCAGTCATATATATTCACCCTCTTTCAAATTATCATACCCTTCGGTCATGCTGTCTTGCCATTCCTTGAACCCCTTCTCGTGCCTTTTTAAGTGATTAGGACTATGATATGCACTTCTGGCTGCGTGCTGCTCCTGGTCACATCCTGGCCTATCTGGTACTTTGTACTCTGCATCTGGGTGCTTTGGTTTTGGTGGATTTTCTATTGTCATATTTTAATAACCGGATAGTATTCTAGGGACACATTATTTATTTGTTTTGGATGATGTAGTCATGTTGTTTTCCATTTATGCCATTTGCCGTTAGCGTCTTTGTATTCAATAAGCTGTTTATCATAAACTGTCATAAAATCACCCGAACTCTTAAAAGTTATCTTCTCCCTAAATTCTACTTCTTTTATCTTTACCCCCTTATCCTTGTGTGTGTTCATATAAGTTCAAATCTTTCACAGAATACGCACCTCTTGTTTATTTGGTGTTCACCACGATAGCAATTAAGATTTGCCCATTGTTCACAGTTAAAACACCAATCCTTCATTAGATGTTTTTCACACTCCCCACCTTCTTCTTTTTTATCCTTCCGTGATTCCTTGTGTGTGTTCATTTTAGTAATTCTTTCCTAATATCTTCAAATGATTTATAAATCCCTTTTCTCCTATATCTGTGGTATGCCGCCCATACGTCTTTCCCCCACTTTTTTATAAAACGGTCATTCCGTATCTTCCCATATCCTATTTCCTTTTCGTGGAGATATGATTTTTTAAGAGTTTCTTTATAATTGGGTCGTTTCTTTCTTAAATCTCCTTTCCACTGTCGTTCATATTTAATCAACTCTGGATGAAGCTTTTTCTTGCGTTCTCTATATTCCCGATATTCTTCTGGTGTCCAACTACTATGTAAATTTCCTTGTTCTCTAAGTCGTTCAATCCTATCCTTTATCTTTTGCTTTCTTTTTTCGTCCGATAAACACCAATAAAATATCGCTTGAGCCGATACATTAAATTCTTTAGCAATTTGTTTATATGTCATTCCACTCTGACGCATCTCTCGAACCACGCTTATATCATCATCGGTTAATTTACACATCCTATTTTCTTCTCGACTATATTTTGGAAATTCTTTTATTTTTTCTATTTTATCCTTCCGTGATTTGTTGTGCATCTTTATTAGACTATCTTACTTAAGTTTCAAATAATCTTCAATCATACAGACAACTTCATTTGAGTATTCGTACATCCATTCATCAGGACTCTCAATATCGGGGTTTTTCTCACAACCTAAGTATCTCGTGTGACAAAACTCTGCGAAATCTTCTAATTGTTGTTTAGTTGCTTTCTTCATAGTTATCTTACTAAGGATTCAAATACTTTATTCAACCGCTCATATAATTCAGCCAGCTCATAAGTCTTATATTTAACCGGATGGACATACTTATAATGCAAATGCTCTAAAAAGTTTTCGGCTGGCTCGTGATTTAACTCGTAGCGTATTTTTGCAACCGCACAAGTCATCGGATACGGATCGCTTTCGTGTCTAAAGTTACAGTTTAAGCATTGTGCGTACACATTATCTAAGTCCCAACGTGTGCTATAGGCAACACGGCTGAATAAGTGTCCGGGTGTAAGGTTTTGGGTTGTGCCACAGACTATACATTTACCATCCCTGGCTATTACGATTTGCTTTACGATAGCATCCAATTTTCTGACAATACCTTTACGTGTTATTTTCATACTCCGTGTCCACAAGTCCATCTATTGAAATTCCTACCGTCATTCACAAACATCCGGTAAGCATAATCAGTTGAGCATTTAACATCTGACGCACACTTATCACTTACGAAAGGATGATATACATTGGAAATTTGCCAATATCCTCTATCTTGCCCAATTCCTCCCCATGTGGTGTTATCGTTCCAAGCCGTTGGACTAAGAGTTTTATTCTCACACCTTAATACTTTTAAGGCCCTATCAGAATCCGGCCCGAATTTATAAATTACATATCCTACTATATCTTCAGGAATAGTTGGTAAACCGAGAGTTACCACACTAGAGGTAATATGAGTCGTTGTATCGAGTTTAGGGGCTTCTTGGGCCATTACGTCTTGTTTGGGGGCATGTTGAATGTCATACCCGGCAATCACTGTAACAACCATTAAAGTTATAAATATGTTTCTAATTAAGGTGGACATATAAGGCCGGCTAATCGTACTGTGTAAACAATTAGCCAAGGCCTAGGTGTAGAAGATGGGCGAGTCCCCTGCATCTGCTTTAGCCTTATATAGTCACCTAAATAATATAGTAAAGAGCAATATCCCTATAGCTATCCAAATTAAAAATACATTACATTCAGTCCAGTATTTATTTAGAAATTTTCTCATGTTTCCGGTAAAATCGTTGTTCAAAACTCACTAATCCTCTAATTACCTGCCAGACATACTTTGCCGGAATCTCCATCCCGATACCCTTAACATTTACCCAAATAGAGTTTTTATCCCCCTCCATCTCTACACTCTTTGTCTTTTTAATTTGTATCATTTTATTTCTTTTAGGTTCTTAACCAATTTGTTGAAATACTTGATAATTTTAGCAATCATAAGCTTCCGAGTATCAGCATAAGCAGCAGCAGCAGCAGCATCAGCAGCATAAGCAGCAGCAGCAGCAGCAGCAGCAGCATCAGCAGCATAAGCAGCAGCAGCAGCATCAGCAGCAGCAACAGCAGCATAAGCAGCAGCATCAGTATAAGCAGCAGCATCAGTATAAGCAGCATCAGCAGCAGCAGCAGCAGCATAAGCAGCAGCATCAGTATAAGCAGCAGCATCAGCATAAGCAGCAGCAGCAGCAGCAGCAGCAGCAGCACGGTTTTTCTCGGTTGGGTTTTTAAGCCATTTTTTAGCACTTTCTATTGCTTTCCTTGGTCTTTTATCTTTGGGGTACTTTTTCTCGAAGTATTTAAGAACTTGGCTGGCCGAATAAATAGCCAATTTGACCGAGGCTTCTTTCGTCCACTTGTAAGCCCTGACAACTCTTTGCTCGCTCCAACATTCTTTGTCTTCTTCTACTAGACTTTTACCTCTACACTCCACCCTAGCCAAAATCTCACCGGAAACAAAAGAAAATGCCTGATATGCTTTTTTGGAACAATGCAATCCCCATTGACACAATTCTAGTTGGCCGGAAACCTTTTGCCACCTCCCGAGTTTCCATACGATGTCTCCGTTTTGACTTTTCATTCCATCTCTTAAAAATTTCCATCTATATATTTTCATATTTTTATGGTACTTCTAATCTTTCGGCAACCAAAGCAAACCTGAGTAAGTGCATCGTGGAAAGTGCTATAAATTGCCTGTTGTGTATGTTTACCTTCACACTCTTGAATGTGTTTTCTAACATCCTCTATTTTTTCTATGTATTCGTATTCAAATTGCATTTGATTCTTCATAGTCTTTTTGACTTGCATAACCTTCTTTATATTTACTGGTCTGTTCGGCAAAGTTCTCCATATGGCAAGTCATACACTCGGTATATTCTCTTTTGTTGCCGTGTCGATCTGTACCAAACTTTCTAAAATGTCTACCGCACTTGCAGATAAGTATAGGGTTATTTTCCATGTTGTTTTCTATTCTCAATCGTCCACTCTAGTCCGGCTATATAACCTTGCCTATACATTCTAGTAAGCCAATACTTTAGGTTGCTGTCGCATTCTTCAACCGTCTCAATCTCCCTCCAGTTTCTAATATCCTTTAATGCTTCCTTTATTAGTTTGTTCATTGTTCTAGTTTTCCTTTAATAAAATCTATGAGTTTTTCTGTTGTTGCTCTGTAAAATTCTTCAAACGTTCCATTCTTACCTTGTTGTTCCCAGTAAACATATATAACGGCTCTTAATCTTTGACTTTGTGTCTTTGTACTAACTTCTTTATCAATCTTCTCTACTCCCTCGGCTTTCTCATCTAATGGCTCTATGGTCATTCTTGTGTTTATTCCCTGCATCTCCATAAATAAAGCCTTTTCGTTATTTGAAAGTTCAGGGGTCGAAATCGTCAGTCCCAAAGAATGATCAACCTTGGCCCTAATCCCCGTAACTATGGCATCGCATTGTAAAGTTTTCATAAGTTTATTTCTTCGTTTGGTTGCAGGTTCTCATATTCTTCTGTTGTCATGGTCTTTCCAGCATAGGGTTCTTGTTTGTTATAGTTGATTGTCGGGTTTAGCCAATCTACATAATCACATCCGGTTGTTTGCTTGGTGGTAAAGTCCCATTTACCGTTTTCGCATTTATGGAAAGGCTTACCAACACTTGATACTTTCTTTATAAGTCTACCTCCGCATTTAGGACATTTCTTTCCCTCTACATACTCAACCTCTTTTTTAGCGCCGAACACAGCTTTTACTTGGGGCTTATAACCAAGTGTTTCAAGTTTGGCTTCTAAGGCGGTTATCTTCTCAAGTAAGGCATGGCCGGTCATTTCTCTTAAAGTGAATAAAGTGTTGTAACCTTTAGGGGTAACTACACTTAAGGTTGCACTTGCTGGAGCCTCTCCTATCTCATTGGTTAAACTTTGTTTAATATCTTCGTTTTTCATTTTATTTCCTCCGTGATAGTACCTACACTTAATTTACCGGCGGGGTTGATGGTTAAACCTTGGGCTTCCATCCTTTTGTATCTTTTAATTATGGTTAAAATGGCGGAAGAATTTATGCGGTACTTGGCGACTAAATCTACAATACTCATAAGTTTGCTATCGTTATACAAGGCTTGGTTTCTTTCCGTCTTTTCTTGGCTCATACTCATATATTACTACTAATATAACGGTTGTCAAGGGGATCTTTCATATTCTCCAATTCTTTGTCTTTGGCCGTCCGGGTAAACACTTTTCGTGGAATTGTTTTCTACCTTCAAATAAAGTAAGGGGTTTGCCACAACCTTTGCAAAGTTTAGTTTTAAGTGTGCGGGCTTCGTAATGGGTTAGGTGGGGGTTATAATCGGGCCAGTTAGTCATGATGGATTCGCAAATTGTTTTAGGTTCTTCATTCTTCCATCGCCTAACATGTGACATCTTCTACACAACCATTCCCAATCCGATAAATCCCTTAAATACTTACCACTTCTATTGGCCAAATCGTAAGGTTTATTTACGTGACAGTTTTCACAAACACCTGGTTTCTTTAATCTTCTATGTACCCAAGCATGGAGTGCTTCATATCCCACACCATTACCTTTCCAGTTTGGGTTTAATTCATTTTTTTTACTTAAAGAGTAGTTTTTTTTCGCTTTTAAAGATTTGGGTTTTGTGGCATAAAAGATTGCCCAACACTTTCTAGAACAAAATTTTGCTTTCTTCTCTCTCCTTATTGGAACTTCAAAATCCTTTTTACAATATGTACAAATAATTAAACTCATACTTAATTATACCACACTTACTTACAATAACGCATTCTTAATTCATTCTTTTCGTAGGCGTTTAGTGTTTTTAATGGAGTCATTTAATTGGCACTCACTTGACAGGACTGCTAATCCGTATTAAACTATATCAACTAGTTAAGAGGGGGCATACCGCTTTCAATCAGCAGTTTAATACCCCCTCTTTTTTAGTATCTTCTTAAATATACCACTAAGTTTGTGCATACTCTCTAAGTAGTTGTCAGCGTTTACTTCTTCTTCCTTAGGGAGTTCTGGGGGTAGGTTATTAACGACAAAACCTTGCCACATTTTCATCGGATCGTTGGGAAATAAGAACACTTCGCTAACGGGCTTCCAAGTATTCTTTACTTCTTGGGCGGTTATATAATGTACGTTACCTAAGCATTTAATCTTTAAGAGTTTCATTTCTTTAGAAGCCTGTCTGACAAATTTGGCGTTTATTCTAACACAAGGGGTTTTCTTGTAAATAAAGAAAGGTTTTAAAATGGTACACTCAATAAAGTCAGACATATATTTTTTAATAGTCCCCCCCGCCCCCGTAACTCACTACATCCCTCAGTAGCTCTTAGCAATTCATCCCAAACAAAGGAAAGAAAAGAAAAGAAAGGAAAATACAAACGAAAATTTGAAGAACTTGCTTTGTGAGCGTATAATCGAGGGGTTATTCATAAGTAACCTAAATATACTCTCCTAGCGACGAAAGTCAATAGGGGAGTTTTTAGTTTGAGCTTGATTTCCCCATAAGTCGTGATATAATAAAGTGTGAGAACAATTTATAATCCGCACACAAAAGCCACATATCTTCTTGATAAACATGGTCAGATTGTTGAAACCATTAACAATAATCCCGTCATTGTTTGTACAAATTGCAACACGACTACTCCCCCATTTTGTCAAAACGGTACTTATAAAGGATTGT